CTGCAGAGCATCTTCAGTGATTTCATTAGCAGCCATGATTGTTTCACGATGAATATGCATTTCCAGTTCAGCATCTGAATCAAAATCCAGAGATTCCTGGGTGTACTCATCAAAGAAACCAAACTTCTCGATAGAACCTTCTACTTCGATTCGTTTGTAACCAACACGGTTAACACGACCACCTGTCTCAGACAGGGCAGGAAGTTTAGCAGTGATAGTACCAACGTCTTTACTGGAACCATACAAGTTACCAGCTTCCATAACTGCAAGGGCATCACCCAGAGCAATTACATTAGTATCATCAGTACCAGAAGTAATGGTTACGAACTGAGGAGTACGGAATCCCAAGTCATATACCAAACCATCAGTGGTATTAACTGCATCAGCGAACTTAAGATCTTCAGTTGCGCCAACAAGTGTCAAACCAAGACCACCAGCATTAGTGTTTTCTTCTGCCCAGGCATTAAATGCCAGGATAGCAGCATCAGCAGCAAGAGCTGCAGTTGCATAATCAACACTTTGATCCCCAGTAATGTAACGTGAGTTACCTACTGCATAACCGTAGAATGGTGAGCCTTCTGGAATCGAACCATCAACAGTAGTAACTTCAATAGCTACTTTCTGATTAACAATCGCACCGCCTGCATCGATACCTTGATCATTGATATTGGCATCATCCAACAGTGGGATGTAATGGTAACGCTTGATTTTCTTACCCATGTTTTTAGGCATGGCAGTAACATCAGCCATCTGAGAGAAGTACTGCTCTTTCTTCGCCTCAATTAGCGCCTTTTTCTGAAAATAATCGATACGAATCTGCGTACCGATACTGGAGTCACTACCACCAGCTGGGTCATTATAAATATTAGTCATTGTCTTCTACCTTTCTGTAAGTATTATAAGTTCATACTTCCAGCAGCCTTTTCAAATTCCTCATCTGATAAAGCCAAAGGGTTAAAATCTGCATTACCCTTACTTTTACTGGAAGCCGTTTTTGTGGCACTCGCAGCCTTTTTACGGTCACGAATCTTTGGGTCCACGGTTTTCTTTGGCTTTGGCGTAGGCTTATTAGTAATTTCAGTATTAGCACCTGAGTTATTCATATTATTGAATCCTCCAGCGTCATTGATTGAATCTCCTATCTGCATATACGCATCCAAATCTGAAACACCTTCCAAGTGTCCCAACATGCGTTCTCGATCAACTGTTTGTGTAATTCTGTCATACACGCCTGTTGATACATGTTCATTAATAATTTTAATGATATTTGGTTGTTCAACTAAAACCTTCTTACTGGACTCATCCCACTTATTGCTTATAACATCGATAGTTTGGTTAAACGATTGAGTGTCCTTGATATCATCAATAACACCGTCTAACTCGATTTCTTTGTCATCTACAGAGTAAGTATTAGATTTGTAACTATGGTCAGATTCTAGATCTATCTCATCCAGGTTAACCCCGGAATCTTTAATAAATTTCTTAACAGCTTCTGGTTCTTTTTTATCCAGATCTATTAAGAAGCTTAATTTAGCTTCATCAAGCAAATTGTTATTATCAAGCATTTTAATAAGTTTTAGATTTGGCTTAAGACCAGCCATCTTCTTATTATAATTGGCTCCCATTTGCATCAATGTTCGCGCTTCTTCAACGCTTCTAACTTGCATATCCTTATTGTTAGCCCGGAAAGGCGCTAACAACTTGGCATGTTCATCTTTAAAATTTACTTCAGATGAGTCATTGGTTTGTTTGTCATCTTCAGACGTAGATTTGCTTTGTCCCGACTCGTCATCCTTACTGGTTTCTTCGGTTTTGGAGTCGTCTGAATCACTTCCTTCTCTGAATTCGGAGTCGGTGGATCCTGATTCTCCATCTCCTGATTCGTCACTTCCGGAGTCTCCTGCTCCATCCCCAGCAGTCCCTTCGCTTTCTCCATCAGCGTTGGTTTCTCCGTCGTCAGATTCTCCTGAGTCGGTTCCTCCTTCTGATTCTCCGTCTCCGTCTGATTCTCCACTTTCTGATTGTTCTCCATCATCGTCATCATCTCCAGTTGTGTCGTCATCAGAAGTATCCAGGTTATCTAAATCTTCTAATGACAGGTTAGATAGTTCATCATCAGCCATACTTAAAGGGCTGGCAACTTCTTCTTCAGTATTCTTGTTTTGATCCAGCTCTTCAGCTGCTGCGCCTGACATTAACTTAAGTCCTCAGAAAGAATTTCTTCACGAGTTTTTTCATCTGCATCTATAGCACGTTCTGCAGTCATTCCTTCTTGCATAATTGCAACAAAGTATTGTTTTAAATAACCAATAGCAGTTAAATCGTTATTTAACTCTATTTGACGTTCCTCTGTCTGCATAGCAGGAGCTGCACGTAATAGTACAATTCTACTAGCATGCTGTACAAAGTAATCTTCTTCAATAAGGACTTTAAAATCCTCATTCTGTGTTAGCTTACGAAAACGATTCATGCGCTCAACTTTACGTTTAGCGACATCAATATTAATTTCTAATTGTTTTAGATCTGCTTCATTGCTCATTTCGTGTGTCCTCGTAGAGAGATAGTAATTAATAAAATTTAAACTGTTGTTATATCAGGTAATTCAACACCACCTTGCGCAGTTTGTCCAGTACCTTCTTTATCTTCAGCTAAAAGAGCCTCTGCAGTCTTCATATCGAGCTGAGTTGCACGGTCATGATCTTTTTCATCAAGTTTCCGTTCATGGTCAGCTCCAGACTCTTTATCAAGGAAATCCAGGTCCTGGCTATCTGACTTACTGTGTAAGTTGCGTGCTTTAGCTTCTTCAGTCTGAGCCTTAGCTCTCTTAAGACGAATGTCCATGGCATTCTCTTCGGCCTTAGCAGTTTCATTAGCAACCTGTGCACCAAGTAATTCAACTTCAAGTTCTGCCTTCTTCTGAGCCAATGGATCAGGTTGAGGTTCAAATTCTTCAATACGTTTAGCCAGGGTAGGCATATTCCGTAATCGAGCAATATCTGTAAGAATTATCTTCGACATACCAAAATCCATGTTATTACCCATGGTTTGCAACATAAATGCTAGTTCCTGAGCCTTCTGATTATCCGACTCAGCAGTACTAATTGTTAGGGTAATATCAAAATTACCAGCCAGATCATCACGGCGAACCTCTACAAACTCATCATTTGTGATCCGAATGACTTCTACATCACTCAGGAACTCAGCGTTCATACTAATGATCTTACGACCAATATCCTTAAAACCTTGAGCTAACCGTCTCAGAATCCCCAATTCCCGCTTTGATACGGCATCCAGGGCACTACGTACCTCTGTGGCTGTATCACCCAGGGCTTGCCCACCGATGCCATTTGCAAAGGCACGCACGCCTGAGAGACTCTCAGCCTCAGAATTCTGAAGATTTAGCATGTATTCAGCACTTCTAGGGATCTCAGGATAGGTATGCATAAAAATAGCTTGTTTTGGGTCAACCTGGGAGTTGAACTCATAATCCAGGCCATTATCAAATTTACGCTTATTAGTGACATCTAATGCATCTTTACGGGTACCGACCTGGCCATTAGCACTTCGACCCATGATATCGATCATGCCCCGGGTTACGGCGCCTACAATACGTTGGTTGTCTTCCAGGAGAGCTCCATCAGGTTCACCGTAGATTGAACCACGAATTGGGAGATATTGAGCCGTAACAAAAGGAATTTCTTGATCTGGGAATGGGTTCTCTTCCATCCGGATCAGGACCCCACCTACCCAGGTAGCAACAATAGGTTTTACAACCCCAGATTTATTAATATCCCAGTATCCCCAATATTCATATGCTACAAATTTCTTACGGGGTTTATCTTTAAAATTGAATGAGGATTCATCCCGGGACTCATGATCAGGTTCATTTAATATCGAAGTGCCCTCGACATTTATTTTATCTAAGTTATGATATTTACCATCCTTTTCTAATTCAGATAAGGAGGTTTCAAAACTGTAAATAGCAAACCTTGCTTTTTTAAGATCACCTTGACAGCTAGGATCAATAATTAAATTATTATAATCACAAACTTCAACTGTTGGATGATTTTTAAGTACGGTAACTTCTTCTTCTAATGAGTAACCATCAATAATTTGTTCTAATGCAGCACCTGCATCCATTGATGCTCTATGTAGTTCTTGTTCAGCTTCAGAGAGTTTATCAAACACAGAAGGATCATAAGTCATCGCTTGATGTAACTGTTGGAACTGCTGTTGTATTGCAGGATCTTGAGATACTTGATAAATGTAATTAGGAACTTCTACTTCATTAGTTTCATCTTCGTATTCCCACCCCACACGAACACAAACAGTGCCTTCATCCACAGCTGTACGAATGTAATCATCAATGAATTTTACTTTTTGAATTTTAGTATTAAATTGATTATTAAGAACTAACCCATTTTGAATAGCAGCGTCTTTATCTTCAAAGGTAACTGGGTCTGTATTATAAATATCATCTGTACTTAAGAAAGGTTCACTTAATGCTGCATAACGCCATTCAGCCTGTTTACGAATTAATTTAGGAACAATATTGGATCTGCCTGTTCTTTTCTTAATAACCGCATTGCCTTCAATCTTTAAATTATCTAACCATGTTTTAACTTCAGTAGTATGAGCTTTATGTGCACTATTAGCATCTTCTAGATCTTGCTTAAGATCTAAAATAGTTGGTTCATTATCCCAATCAGTTAACCCCTTATCATCATCTGGTGTCAGAATATGATTAGGGGTATTTTCAACGTCATATGAGGCAGCCATATATATATTCCTATTGAGATAAATTATATTTTTTAATAAGAGCGTCTACTTTATTCTTTTTATAATCAATTGTTCTTTCAAGTTTTATAACCTGTCTTGCATCTTGTTCATATTTTAACTCTTGGCTGAGATCATCGATATCTTCTTGTAGACTGTCTACTTTAATTTGTAGAGTGATTTTCCCACCATCAGCAAGTTGTACATATCGGCTATCACCAGCCCAAACAATACCTACACATAATGCCGCTAAAATTACATAAACAGCCCAAATACTTTTAGCAGCTTCACCTGTTTGTTTTAAACTGATAGTCATTAGTGTGTAACTCCTCTAATA